AGCAAATTACACAAGATTTATACAACGGTGCCCCATTTATTAAAACAACAAAATTTTTTGACCCAGATGAAAGCATCTTATCAATTAACGAGGGACAAGGTCTTATCAGTGCTTTACCTGAGCTAAAACGTGAATACCAAAACAACATTGCTGAGCTTAACAATATTTTGGGGCTTACTTCTCTTGCTGTTGACAAGGAAAGCGGTGTTTCACAATCTGAGGCGGAAAGTAATAAAGCTTATCAGAAAGCTAACGCAGGTATTTACTTACAGGCACGTAATGAGAAATTGAAACATTATAACGACAAATTCAAAACAAAACTAAAAGCAAGTTTTAGAGATGAAATTGCTAGCGAACTTTCAAGCCTTGAGAAAGTCCAAATCTTAGACGGGGGTATTTAATGAAGACCACAACACGACTTTATGACATTATTTACGCACATTATAACAACATTTATAGCGACTTCTTACAACGTCACCAAATTGTGTATTACAATCCTGAATTACAATTCACACATAAGGTATTACAGTATGATGATGAAGTCAAAACTGTTTGCCGTAACACTATTTTTTATGGGCTTGATTTTCTAGACGAACAAGTCCGAGAAGAATTTGAAAGTGAATTTCTAGCTAAGTTTTTAACACGTACTATTAAATTTCAAACTTATGAAACATTTAACTGGCGCTTAGCTAGCTTTATTCGTGGGATAAAAGACGTTATCAATGATTATTACATCAACGGTAAGAAATACTTAAATAATAAAGTATATACTTATGGTAATTCAGCATCAACGTCAACAGGGTCAACCGTTACCCGTGACAATAATCTAGCAGTTACCTTACCACAAGATAATACAGATTTATCACTTGATAAGGAAACATATGACTATGCGGACACAACAGCTCACTCAAAATCAAGGTCAACTAATACATCTGACATTGATAGCATTGATTTTAGCAAACAAGAAACTTATGAAGTTGGTAGAATGAGAGAACTATACACGTTTCATAATGACCTATTTGACGACTTAGATAAAATCTTATTTTCACAAATTTTTTAATATGAAAGGAAAAAACAATGGAAAATATTAATAGTATCGATTTTGAAGAAAATAAACCATACAACGCCCCCCATTATCCATTTTCACTAGAGGGACATTGGCAACCGTGGTATGATGATAGACGTGATTATAATACTAACGCACCATCATATTATGACTATCTTTCAAACTTTAATCACCTTATCAAGTCAATTGTTGAGCTTTTGAACCGTGTCGCACGTCGTAACGTCAAAGTGGAAGATACAAATTGCATTGACATGACAAAAATTAATGACTGGATAGACGAGGGTGATCATTGCCACACCTGGCACGATGAAATTATTTTGAAAGCTGAAGTTATCCTATCAACTTATAAGAAAGCACTTGAATTTGACGGAAAAAGCTATAATATTGAGAACGCTATTGAATGTCTACCAACAGGACTTTTTGCGCCTAATTATCTACCACTTTTGGAGAAACTTTTAGCCAAAATTAATCAAGAAATTCTAGACCGTATCGCAGCCGATGAAGCACTTGACCGAAAAATTACAGCTGAAACAAACGCACGCATTCAAGCCGATAACGCTTTGGGCGTTCGCATTGACAATGAAACAAGCGCACGCCAAAACGCTGACACTGCTCTAGGGAAACGCATTGATAATGAAACAAGCTCTCGCCAAAACGCTGATACTGCTCTTGGGCAACGTATCGACAACGAAACATCAGCACGCCAAAATGCTGACACGACATTATCAAACCGTATTACAGTTTTAGAAACAGCACTAACTAAAATTTTAACAGACTTGAAAGGATCAGGTGCATGGACTGCTGGAGATAACGTGTTAACAGGTAGCATGACAGCTAACCGACATATCGCAAGCGGTAATATTAACCTGTTCACTGGCAAAACTGATGGAAATACATTCATCAGAACAACGAGCGGACAAAACGAAAACGACGCAACAATCGGGGCAAGGGGGTAGTTTATGGCTGAAATTCGCTTTAATATTAGACCTGTTATCATTCAAGGTTCAGACCTTTCTAGAGTTGAATCTTCAGGCGATTCGATAATGATAGAATATAATAACTATTATCCAGCTGGGAGACTAGTTTCAACATATCGAATTGAAGCAAAATTAGACCTGTCTAACGTTACGATACATGATGATCTATCTGTTTCGTTTGATTATGGGGGTATTCAAGCCGTTCGCGCACACACTACTATGAATACCACTGTTCAGGGATATAATGTTGATAAAACACTAATGAGAGGTAACGACCTATCAATAGCATGGCGACAAAATTCCGACATTGGATCAATGTTTGATAGTGGATGGATAAGCGTAACAACAAGACCAAGACAACACTACATTGTTCCGCCAGACGGTTCTATTAAAATCCCAGAAGAAAAAGCTTTCAGCTGGCTTTCAAAAGCTGTTATTTCAGACCATTGTGACGTGTTTGTCGGAGGAACAGTAACAAACGTTATCCCAATGTATCAACCAAACGGACTTAGGAAGTCTAACGAATGGAAAGCCGTTCAATTTCTTAAGCAATCAACATGGCTAAGAAATTCAAATAATTGGAACGATGTAGGTCATGAGCGAATTGCCTATATTGGACGAGACAACACAGGACAAACAAGACGCAGACAATCGGCAATATGGAAACAAGAGGGAATGTTTTAATTTATTTATAATTATGGTATAATGTGAATATAGAAAGGAAAAAAATTATGGCAAAAAAATTTGTACGTGGTGTAACAGGTGTTGATGACATTGAAAAATTTGACAAGACATTAACGAATGTCAATGACTTAATTTCAGATGGTCAAAATACTTATGTTCACACGAAAAAAGGTAAAAATGAATTTTATTACAAAGTAACCGATGGAGTTACATCTGTAAATTCAACAGGTGGAACAATCTCCGTTGAAAAAAGCGACAATGGAACAGTGAACTTAAACACAAACCCCCAAAAAGTTTTGGAACACGACAACTTACAAGTTGATTATGGAATTAGTAAAACAACTTCAGGAAACACAACGAAGTTAGGTGTTGAATACACAAATGTTGAAGGTAAAAGTTTTGATTTAAACAATTTAACAAATGGAAAAATTAGAGCATCTGATTTTATCAACGCACCGAAAACAGGTTGGTTATTTGTAAGTGCATGGAGTGAAGGTCGTTACACCATTCAACGTGCTGTACAATTAGTTGATAATGATAATAACACTACTTACATGAGACGAAAAGATGCTGGAGTATGGAAAGAGTGGAAAAAACAAGTCGGGGACAAGTCAGTCATTGATACACTGCTTGAACAAAAACAAAACAAATTAACAACAGGTGACGGCTTAGCAATGGTTGGTGATACTATCACGCTAAAAACGTTTAACACATATAATGAAAACCTAAACAACCTAACCTACTCATGTATTGCCAAACCAGTAACAAACACACCTAACCTACCTAGCGGTGATGGGGGTCACGGTATTTTAACATGTTTGCGTGTGGACGATGTTGTCATTCAAAAATATCACCCATTGTCAGGAGATAAGCTATACATTCGTAGATGTAGAGGGTTACCAAAATCACCTAGCTGGACAGATTGGACACTTTTATCATAGTATTGAATATATGTTTATAAACAAATTCACCCGTTTAAATGCGGGTGTTTTTGTGTTATAATAATAACAGAAAGGAGAGCATATGAAATTATCACAATTTACGTTATATAAAAACACTAATTTCACCGATATGCAAAATACTTTGCATTTTAATTCAAATAGTGAGCGTGATAAATGGTTTGATAGTTATTTTACTGGAAATAACACCATTGAATTTCCTAACCGTTTTAATTATCGTTATGACCGTGGGACTGTTAACGTTCCTATGGAAATGGAAACATTGCAAGGTTTCAATTATTGCCGTTTTGTCGATGGATGGGACGGAAAAGTATATTATGCTTTTATTGTTAAGACAACTTATATTAATGATAAAACAACACAACTCGACTTAGTTATTGATGTTGTCATGACTTACACCCAAGGAAATGTATTGGAAAATCTTCAAAATGTTGAGGTTATCAGACAGCATTTGCCGTTGCAAAGACTTAGAGGACGTGAGGAATATTTAAGGACATGTAACGACATTCTTCCAACGTCAACAATGATGTTTATTAATCCATCACAATTTTCAAACAATAATAAAGATGGTGTACAATTTAATGACTTCATGTATATCATTCAAAGCGCTGTTGAATTAGATGGAGAATTTGGGACGGAAGATAAACCTAAAATGCAAACAGCAACAGGCGGAACATATGACGGAATAACATCAGCTGTTAACCTATACCTGGTATCAAGCTCAGATCTAGACAGCTTGTTAAGAACCTTATCAGCCTATCCATGGATCACACAAAATTTCAAAACGATTGTGAAAGTACCTAAAATGTTTTTTAATTTATCAGGATTAAACACCCAAGACTGCAAAGGAACAAAATTATATGTTCTGGACGGTGGCAATAATTCAAATATATTAACAATGCCTTTTAATTTAACAAAATCTAAAATCAAAGAAGTTTTAGGGTTAAAAGATTTTGAAGATTATTTGGTACGTGATCAAGTTATTAATATTTATCTTACTGACTATCGTGGTAATCAATTAAACTTTGAAACAGGTAAAATAAAAGACGGTAACACGATATACGCATCATCAGTCTTAGGTGCTTTTAATGAGATTGATATTTATTCGCTTGAATACGGACAACGTGAAACAAATGAATCAAATCACGGGTTCTATAGAGATAATCAAATGACAATTAACACGTTTGATAACGTTCCTGTTATGATTAATAACTATATTTTAAACAAAGCCAATTCAGCTTATTCACGTCAACTTGAAAATTCTAAAACCATTAGTGGGCGCATTGATGCTATCACAAACCCTAACAATTCAGTCAAAGATAGACTATTTAACGCTGTTTCTGTTTATTCAAATGTTTTTTCTGGTGGACTTGCTAGCGCACCAGCAAAAGGAGCAGGCTTATTTGCTGATGAATATGAATACTATCGAAGTCAAAAGGCACAGATGAATCAATGGAAAATATCACCCCCTACTGTTAGCGAGGGTGGATATACTAACAGCGTGTTAGACAAAACAGGCGACTATGGGATTTGGTTAAAAGTTTCAACGATTAATTATGAAGAATTGAACAGTCTTCGCAGATATTATGGGGCTTTCGGTCATGAGGCAATGCCACATGATAATCAAATTTATAATGTCAATTCAATGTCCAAAGCTAATTGGGTACAGTTTAAGGGTAATTATTGGATTAAGGACATTGACAGAGAGCTATTTGATCAGCTCAAAACGCTATTTGAGGGTGGTGTTAGATTGTGGCACAATTACAACGACTTATCAAAACGAAGTGATATGGCTGATAATAATGTTATTGCTTAGAAAGGAAATAAAATGCCATCATATAAAACTTATTCAACTGAACAATATATTAATTTTTTCAAAAACAAGACTTCAAATAATTTTGGATTGAGTGATGAGGCGCTAGCAGATTGGTTCATGGGACAACCTGGAGCAAGGCCTGTTATCAATTCATACGGTGTGAATAAACAAAATTTACTTAGCACTTATATCCCAAAAATTAAAGAGTATCAAGGTGAGGCTGCTTTCTTCCTATTTTATACCGTAACGGAGGGTGGAGGTGCTGGTAACTGGATTAACCATTATGCCACTGACCAAGGATCAACTGGTATGGAATGCTTGATATCTGACTTAGAATATTGTAAGAAAATTGACAACGGATATAACGGTTATCCAGTAGCGATGACAGCCCCCGAAGTAAGAGGCACACCACCTCAGGAAAATATCAATGATTGTCAAAACGCTTATAATAACGCTGGTAAGGGTACCATTGGATCTATTATGATGCCGTCAACTATGGCTGGAAACGCTTGGGTATTTGCTGAGGATTGGTGTTTACAACACCAAGGAGCAAGCGCCCCAGCAGTATATTTTGGTAATCCTTATGATTTAATGATTAAAACTATTAAAGATGCTGGAGTTGATCCGTTTTCAGGAAGTGGAGGGAATGATGGCGTTGCATCACCACAAAACCCAACAAAGCCTAAAGAGGATAAGGTTGATAATTCAGCAAAAAGAAAAGCAATGCTTGAAGCTTTGAATAAAATGTTTGACACGTTAAAAGACATGTTTAATCAGAATGTATATACAGCATCTGAGCAATATATGTTTAATAAAGTAGTTAAGCTTACAAAAAATATGAATTTATGGCGTGTTCGTTTATCAGATGAGGCACTTGACGAGGTTAAAAAAATCCTAGAGGACGCTATTACATCTATCTTAAAAGATACTGCAAAACCATCAGGTCAGACAGGTTCGGCTGGATCTTCACCATCTCAGTCAGATGTTGATCAACAAAACAAACCAGCATCAGACAGAATTACAAAAGCATTAGCTGATATTGCCGGATTTATTGGTAGCGGTACACCAGGGGCGGACTTTGCTAGTGGTAATGCTGAAAGTCAGTGTTTCGCTTTGTCTGGTTACTTTGCTGGATTGATGAGTGGATACACATGTGCATCTTGTTACAGTGATAGATTTAAAATGCTTTCTGGAGCAGGAACAATGTACGCATCACAACTGCATAACGCCTATAATTGGGGAGAGGCAGGGGCACATACTAAAGATTATACAGGTGTGGCAATGCCTGCCAGTGATTTGAAAAAAGGTATGATTTTTAACGTAGCAAGTAATTACAGAGGACCAAGCGGGTCTATTGACGGTGGAGGTACAGCCTATCTTCAAACAATCTCATGGGGTCATACTGGTGTTATCGAAAGTTTCACAGATACAACAGTAACAACAATTGAACAAAACGCATACTTAGCTAATTCACCTATCCCAAACAGGCACGTTGCTAGAATTACATATCCACGAGATGCTTTTCTAAATGCCATTAGTGGTGTTGTTTGGTGGGACTAAAAATATAGACGTGTTAACACACGTCTTTTATATTTTAGTTATTTATGGTATAATATTATGAGAAAGGAGGACTATACTTATGACTATATTTATGCAGTACCTAGTTGCTTGTAATATTTTAGACATTGTCACAGGTTTTATTAAAGCATACGACCAAAAAAACGTATCAAGCAAAAAAATGAAACATGGCGCACTTGCAAAAGTTTCAATCTGGTGTGTGGTGGTTGTTTCTATCATTTTAAGCGCTTATCTTGGAACAGATTTAACAACATATATCGTTGGTTACTATTTAATCATGGAAATTGTTTCCATTCTTGAAAATGCTAGCGCATTCATCCCTGTACCTGATAAATTAAAAAACATGCTTGATAATGAACAAGTTGAAACAAAAGAAACTGTTAAGGAAGAAACAGTTAAGACTGTTGACCCTGAAATTTTAAAAATGATTAAGGAGAAGAAAAAAGATGAGTGAAATTAATTTTAATATGGAAGATAAGCGTAACCCTTATGATTGTCTATACTTCGATACTAATTACGGTTACAGAGCTTGTTTGAATGGTAAACGTCTAGACATTGCAGACATTAAAACGGTTATCGCTTTAAAAGATAAGCTTGGTTTGCCCGAATTAAATATCAGTGAGAAAGATGTAAAGCGTTTTGAAAGCTGTATCTATTGAATGGAAAGAGCATCCATATTTCACAAACTACCTCATTCAAAACGGTGGACTTGTCAAGAATAAGAAAACGGGTAAAATTCTTAAAACAAGATACGATAAAAGTGGACGTGAAAGGGTTAACCTATGTAAAGATGGTATATGTAAAACCGTCTATATTTATAGGCTTGTTGCTGAAACGTTTATACCTAATCCACACAATTATAATACTGTGCATCATATTGACCATGATAAGACTAATAATGCATGGTATAATCTGGAATGGTGTGACTTCACTACAAATCTATTATATGAAAAAAAGGGCTTATTCTTAGAATAAGTCCTTTTGGTTGTGTCTTTTAAAATTATTATATTCTTCAATCAATTCACGAATGTTATTATTTTCTGGTATTTCTTGGTTAGGTATAACGTCATTCGTTCCGATAGCCCCGTAGGGTGTTTCAACGTATAAGAGTTCATTTGAGCTTTGGTTAGCAATTTCTTCCCTTATTCTTGATTTTATTTTATCAAGTTCTTTTTCATTTTGTAAAATGTAGCTATCAAAGTAGGGGTATCCTTTTTCAAGTTTAGCACAAGTGTTATAAATTGAAATCGTGTTATATTCGTTCCTTATGGAACGTGTAGCAGGAACGATGGTTCCATCTGAAAAATAGCACTTAACAAAAAATTCAAAGTCATCATGAGAATGTTTTATCCATTCTTTGATAAGAGATTTTGAAACACCACCACAACGAACAACAATACCGTTATCATATAAACAATATTTTTTATGATTAAACGCATAGAATTTTGTAATGTTATCATGTTCAATATCCCACCCGCCTAGGTTCATTTTGTGAAACATTGATTTAGGGAATTTTTCAAGGGCACGCTTATCCATGTATAGACTATCCGTATCAGCATACCAGAAATAGTTATCAATTTCTTTGGGTGTTAGGTATTGTAGTGGTGATAGTAAGTTATGAAAAGCAAAGGCAGTCACACCAGCAGAAAAAACGATATTTCTTTCTTTATTGGTAAAACCATTTTTCACATTTTCAAAGTCATTGCCAACACGCTTGAAAATATCAAAATGAATACGCAAAGCAGGAACCCCATAAATACCATTTAAAAGCACTTTAGACCCCTGAACCATCTCGTCTGAAAAGTTATATTTAGCAGGCTTTGGCTCGTAAGTCATTTCAATGTTAAGGGGGTCAATTGTATCAATTTCACATGCTAGCTTATTTTTCATTTTACCTTGCGTTTTAATAAAATAGTTACGAGCTATTACGTCACGCGCTCCAAAATATTCACACTTAAAAGTGGCTGTACTTTCAACAGGTAGGGAATTGAAATCATGTTTAGTGATCTTAGATAGTAGTCTTAATAAAATAGTATTATAGTATACAAGTCCATCTTTTGAATTGTAATACTTGACAATAGCGTTCCTTAAAACTTTACTTTCTATTTTAGAAATTATATACTTATTAGCATTTTCTATTGTCATTGTGAAAAATGACATAATGTCATTATTGTTATAGTCATAATTTGCAATTGATCTTTTTTCGTTTAGGGCTATTAAATAAGTGGGTAATTTCTCCTTATACATGACAGTAGGATAAGAGCTATTTAAGTCTATTGAAAAACCGTTTTTATTAATTATTTTACCTATGTAATTATCATTATATAAATTTAGACCACCTTTATAAAATGAACGAAAATAGTCAAAACCAGACATGCCACAAATTTGATAGTCATTTAATTTTAGATGAGAAAAGCGACCATCTGTTTTCAATAACTGAAATTCAGCAAGTTTGTTATAATTCGAATATTCTTCTTTAATATTTTGGGTAAAGGTCATTTTAGAAAAGTCAAAACCATAAAATAGGGTTTTATAATGTTTCACACCTAAAGCCAAAATAATGACGTCATTACGAATGTAGATAAGTTGTTTTTCATTCAAACTTTCAAAACAACGTTTGATATATGTTTTAACTGTTTCCCTATCAATATCTTCATCTTTATCAAAGCAACTATAATCAAAGTCAGTCTTTAAATACTCTTCATTTATCAAATTGTTATTAAGTAACATTTTACCTAATACAGCTATACTGGTATTCATTTTCTTAAATGAGTCAATAAATTCAACACGTCTACCATGAACGTAAGCTTTGACACTGACATTATTCGATGATTTAACACGGCTTTCTAACACTAGACCATGTTTTTTCTCTTCGCTATCGATTGTTGACATTTTTCTAGCATTTTTGTTCGCTTGGTTATTTGCGCTTTTATTGTGTTCGGTATAAACTGGTAAATTATAATAACTTTGCATCTCTTCAATAAAAAAATGATTGTCAAATTTTTCACCATTATGAAACACAAAATCAAAAGATAATGATTTTCTTATTTTTCTTTCTTTGATTTTCTCAAAGAAGTCATAAAAATTATTAAATACGGCTACTTTTGGAAAGTCGCTATCATCAAAATAGGCAATAGCTAATGAGTAAGTAAAGGAATGATATTTTGTTGGGTGTTCCATGCCCTCTATTTTGTTGCAAGTAAAAGTCTCAATATCAGCATATAACGAGACTTTTTTACCTTTAAACTTTTTTAAAAAGTCAAGTAATTCGTTTTGATTGTGCATGATATTAAGACTCCTTTAGTTATTCATATTTTTTTGCTAGAGCTTTAAGGAAATTATTTTCCTTAATTTTAATGTATGTTTCTTCAGTTGTGACTTGTTTTGCTGATGGTATAAGCTTAAACAAATTTAATTGCATAAGCATTGTATCCCGTTCCATGTATGTTTTAGAAAAGCTATCCTTGTAAAGAAACATACCTTTTTCATGTTTCTTGATAAAACTTTGTTTATAGTATTTGTCATTTAAATATTGACTTTTTTCAGTTTCATCAGATAAATTAATACAATACTGTTCAGTGTTGTCACTTCGCTCAACTGATAATACTATATTATCATTTTTCGCAACGATATGCAACATTAATTTATCATCTAATTTAACTTTTACAGATTTTGCATGATTGTAAATATTATAATACACGTCTTCATTGACTAACTTGTGATTAGAGAATTGAAACTCACCTGTAATGTCAGCATCATCAGCATCTGGAAAGGCACGCAAGTTCTTTCCGTCATTGCGTGAGTCGTTACGTCTTAGCTCTAGTAATACGTTGTCATATTGTTTGATGGTGTTAATTTCTTGTGTTTGAAGCTTATTATATATTTTAAGTGATGGAAGTAGTGGGCTATCAAAGTTTACAGGGTTCGCCAAGTATATCATTTTAGGTGTTTTAATATAAGGTCGATTCTTAATACGGTCAATAGATTTGTAAATAGTGCGAATCTTTTCATATTCATTTTTGCAATAATCGTCTGGTAATGTTAGAAATTCATCATAAAGCATGATAGGGAAGTTCTTAAGTACCGCTGAAGACTGTTTTAGGTCGCTTGCGTTATTTATGTCAGTGATTAAAAAGACATCTTTGTCACCGATTGAAATAATAAGGTAATCTGATGTAGAGCGATAGTGATAGTCGGTTGAGAAGTTACACCAGCCAATGGTTTGCAAAATATCTTCAACCAGTTCACGCATTTTATCCTGTAAAGTAAAATGGCGCACTAGTAAAGTGCAACCCATGTTAAGGTGATAGCAAAGATAACCAACAGCAGAAATATAGTTAAATGACTTACCGTCACCACGGGAAGTGATAGACATGTAGTGGTCAAGGTCTTCATTACAAAGCTCGTCTAATAATTCTAACTGGTTAAATTCAGACGGTAAGTATTTTTCTTTATATTCTTTTAGATAATAAGCATATTCTTCTTTTTCAGTTGCAAAAAGTGAGACAGCTTTTTGTTTTAGTGTTTTTGGTAAAGTTTTCTTTTTTGCCATGTTTGTCCTTTCTAATATTAAAAGGTAGGGCGCCAACCCTACCAACCTTATTTATTAAAATGGTAAATTAATTTCATCTGTTTTTGTTTCTTTTTTATATTGCTCAACCTCTAGAATTGTAAAATTGATATATCCTTTTTGTGCTGGTGATGCAATACCTGAAATTTTTACAAGTTCTTTATTTAAAAATGGTTTTACATGTTGCGCTAGTTTAGCAGGGATTAGACCATTAAAGTATTGTTTTTCATATTCACCATCTTTATTTTTTTGTGATGAAGTGAAAGATACTGTAATAGCTCCAGATTTTAGTACTTTGTTGTAATCTTTGTTAAAGTTGATGAACCCGATTGTGTTAAATTGTAATGCCATGTGTTTGGCTCCTTTCGTTTTAT